GATAACAAGCCTTAAAGATGTTGCCGAGCGCAAAGGACATGCCTTTGTGTTCAATAAGGTCGTTTAGCTCACTCGCGCCGTCAGGCAGCTCATAATAGCTAGTTGAGCCGCCGTCGGATTTGATCGCACTGCTGGATCGCATGCCAAGATCAGTTAAATGCACAGGCTTCGGCATAGGCACCTTAGGTTTATCCAACTCTCCACGCGCGATCTCACGGTCAATTCTTGCATCTGGCACCATTACACGTCCTCCGGCGGTGCTGGCGGCAGCATCCAATGAGTTGGTACGGGTGGCATTCCACCGTCAAAGCGCTCGTCGAACCAGCCCATTTCACCCACGGGCGCGCCATTAAGCCAATGATGGTGAGTGAATGCGCAGCCGGTTATGCGTCCAAAGTTCGTCCACAGATCGACCTCAGTCCCACCTAAAGGCGCAGTCTCCATTCGCTGCCAGCTACTCATACACCCTCCCCCACCTTACGCTTTGGCTCTTCGAACTTCTCAGTCATAGGCCCGCCAGCAAGCAATCCGCGCAACGCTGACAGCTTATCTTCCACAAGCGGCCTGAAGCGCCTTGCAGCAAACGGCGGGTTTTCGTAACCAAACTGCGGGCAAGTTCCGCGATCTACGCCCTTGAGGCGTACGCCGATGTAAGAGCCATGAATATAATGCTCAAAAGGTCCGATCCACTCTATCTCGTAAATCTGGCCTTCCTTCACCTCGAGATATTGCTCGAAGCCAACGACTGAATCGATGCAGACCACTTTTTGCCCAACATGGAATTGGTTCATATTGTGTCTCCTTCAATAATGGCTTCCGCAATAATGCCTCCCGCAATTCTATGTATATCCGACCACGCATCCTCATCGTCGAATACGCAGATCGCTATCGCAGCACATCGCTGCCTTTCTGCAAGGACGGCTGCTGCAATTCTCTCCTCGATGTGACGCTCAAGTTTAATCGCTGCAATATTTTCGCCCATCACGCCGCTTCTCTATTCTCAATGCTTCGGTACTCAACTGGCATATCGTGCTGCATCGCTCGATCGATGCCCATCTCCATTCCGCCGCTGATACCACGATCAGTTTAAACAACGCATTTCGTCGCCACGCTATACCAGGCAAGGCCTACCTCTATACCCAAGGACCGTTCATCGGGCTGCTTATCGTCCAGCACTTGTGTGTGTAGCAAATGGCTAGCAATCGGTGCCTCGCCTCGCCGCAGGCTGTCTAAGAGGCACGCTCGTGCATATGCTATGTTGCCTTCCACGTCGCCGCTGTAAGGCGTTTCGATGATGGAGAGCGGTTGACGGTTGTCGTTATAAGGTTTTGGCAGGCACCTTATAACCCCTGATCTTAACTGCCGCCCTTCAACCGCGGCGCGTGCGGCTTTGTCTTCAGCTTCTTCAAGCATATTTTCTCCTCGTGTTGTGGTGAAACGCCGCTTGGTTGGCGGCGTGGTTGGTATTGTCTTGATGCAGTTTCCAAGCCTACACTGAGAAACAAATTGGGAGGCCGATATGCAAATATTAGACGCCAAGTACGTTGGGAACTCAGCATCCATCACTGTGCAGTTCTCCGGAAAGAAAGTGGTCGTGGAATATGGCCCGATAGCTCCACCATTGGGCGGCGGGCGCATGAATTCCCCGTTCATCGATAATGTAGACCTGGCCATCAAAGAAATCTTGGCGCAAACCAATCAACTTGAGACTGAAATTCGAGCGGCCGTTGCAGACTATCTAGCGTCCCAGAAGGGCTGACAGTTAGGCTGCAGCGCTTTGACTTTCCGCATTATCATTAGCCGCCGCATACTTACCTGCGACCATCTCGGGCCGGAGAATATCGCGACCGACTTCACCGAACTGCTTGCTATAGGTTATTCGCTTAGCCGATCGGCCTGACAGCCACCCGCCGCCAGCTGCATAAGCGTCTGGTGCTGCGAGCGTTTCATGCTGCTCGACATACATCAGCGTGCCTTTTCTGGCATCGTCGCTGTGTCTGTGTCCGATATGCACGTAGGCTTGTAGGGAGCGGCCGAACATCCCACGGAACATTCCTGCAATCGTGCCCTCGATATTTGCGACACCACGCTTATGCCCGTGGTGATAAGCAAGCATCGTGCTGCCCCACTCGAACGCATAATAGAGCGACGGTGAATTATCGACAGTGATGCGCGGCTCGTATTCATACATAACGGCCAGCATTTCGCGCAGCCATGCAGATGAGGCTGGGTCGTGGTTGCCCGATGCCATCACGACATGAACGCGCTCGTGCTTCTGCAACAGCATATCGATGATGCGCCGGATCGTGCGGATCACAATGCGAATGACCTTTTGAAGTCTGCTGTCAGCGTCCAGAACGTGCTTGTGGGCAGGAGTGACGCTTTCAAGCGCATCGTGGTGCATAATGTCGCCGAGCTGCGCCAGAATGGCCGTGTGAGCGTCGGGAGCCTGCGCCACGGCCGCAGAAAACCAATCTAGCAATAGCTGCTCGGCAATCCGCAGATCATAATCGCTGCCAGTTTCTTCGCGCCACGACATCATGCCGAAATGGTTGTCAGTGATCGTGAACTGGTTCAGTAGATCCTCGCGACAGCCCTTCGGCGCCGGCATGATAGATACGCGGGGCAAATCTTCTTTGAGCGCTTCAACCATGGCTGTGATTGCGGCACGCTGTTGGTCAGCGTCCGCACGCTCCATGATGTGCTGAGTGACGATGCGCCCTTCGCTGTTAACTAGCGTCGTCTTGCCCTTAACGGCAAGGCCGGCAGTCGCCTCATAGACAGGGCCAGCCTCTTTCGTCTGGCGCATGTACGTGCCGTTAGGAGTCTCGGTCAGACTCTTGATTGCATAGCCGGGCAGCGTTTCCTTCGGACCCATCAAGCCAAGCTCAGCCGCGCGTTTGATGCTGTCGTGAAATGCAGACTTCTTGACGCCGCACGCGTGCGCAGCCTTCGTTATCGTGCCGTGCTGCTGATACGCAGCAACACGGCGGGATAATTCTTCTTTTGAAAGGCGCATGTTCGCCCGCTGTCTGTCATTGGACATACAGTCTCCTCGTGTTGGTTGGTTTGCGGATTGGTCGCCCGCAATTGTCATTGTGGTGGAAGTGAAAGGGGCGTCAACAGGTTTGCGCTTATATAACGCTAGAAAGTCCCTAATTCTCTGACTGGCAATACCTTTTCAAAGATGGCCTGTCGTAATTGTTAAAATAATTAATGTATAAATACATGTAAAAAAGCTATCCACGATTGTCATTTTAATAACAAAAATAAATATAATTTGACAAAATCAAAATAAATCTTTATGAAATATTCATCGATATTTTCTTGATGTGTTTTGCTTATCGCGCGTTTAGCATCGCGCCCTGAACGAATCCCCTTTTAAAAATCGTTATCACTTTGCGTCACGCAGATGCGTGCTGCTATCTTTATTGCTATGAAAGGGTTCATTATGACCATTGGCACAGTTAAATGGTTCGATTCGACCAAGGGCTTCGGCTTCATTCAGCCTGATCAGGGTGGCCTCCATGCGTTTGTTCACATATCTGCTGTCGAGCGCGCTGGAATGCGCGAACTCATCGAAGGCCAAAAAATCGGCTACGATCTGGAACGCGACAACAAGTCGGGCAGGATGTCGGCTGGCAACCTCCAGGCTGCATAAATAGTATCCTTCTTTCCTTTGACCACGGATGTACTGGCACTGTTGAAAGAAGTTTACTTTAGAGGTCAGGCATTGCCTGACCTTTTTTACTTAAAAAGGAATTCTTTTATGTCCATTGAAACGCAACAAACCTATACAAAAGAGACACTCTTTAAGCCAACCTCATCTGTTAAAGAGACGATCGCGGAGAGAATAGATCGTACTGCACGTTCCATTCAAAAGGTCGAGACAGATGCTCGAATTGCAAAGACCTTGCGCCTCAGGAAAGCTCGCATGGAATACGAAGAAACTATTGTTCCCCCAGTGGCAAAAAAGAAGAGGGCACGGAAACAACATTAGTGAGAAGGAGGACGTATCCACACTAGATGAAACGATAGCTTGTTTTTTTGATCTGGCGGGAAGTCGCCACACGATGTTTTTTACCTAGCTAGTGTTTATCCATTACGCGAACTCATTAATTCCTGTCGCGTTACTGCCCTACCCCCTCGCCCGCGTAGTCTTCTGCTCAAACACACGATCCATGCGCTCGGTCAGTCCATCGATGCGGTTTGCAACGCTTTCGATGGCGCGCATGATCTGCGAGGTCTGCTCCTGCATCCCGGCCTTTGTGGCGAACGTTTCGGCCGCGCGTAACTTATAGTCTGACAGCTCCTGCCGCGTCAGCGCGGCAAGCGCTGTGGCTGCTTCGGCTTTGGCGGCCGTTTCGTTTCTTGCGGCGTTTATTTTGCTGTCGACATATTTCCAAAGGCCAAACAAAAAGCCAAACAGCATCACGATGAAGCCGACAACGCCCATGATTTCAGTGCCAGTCATTTCGCTCTACCCATCAATTCGTTCATTTCAGCATCCCTCAAGGCCGTACCCCGCACAGCTTTTCCATTTTTTCATTCTCGGCCAGGATCTGGCGCTTGGTTTCCGACGTGTCGTCATGGCTGGCATAGATCGCTCGCGCAACATCGCAATAATTACCGCTTGTCGCGCATCCATTTAGCAAGCCGAGCGTCAACAGCGCTGTCATCAAGACGGCTGACTTCATTTTCTATCTTCCTTGCTTTGGTTGCGGATTGTGCGTCGCGCGCGGTCTGAGCCGTTTTGCTGTCAGACCGCCCTTTAAGATACG